TATATTGTGAAGCAAAAATCATATCAAAAGAAACTGGTATTCCTCACGAAGTAGACCATATTATTCCAATTTCCAAAGGAGGTAAACATCACGAAGACAATTTGCAAATTATTACTATGAGTGAAAACCGAAAAAAGTGTAATAAAATTATGGAGAATTGAAATGTGGAAAGATGTTCGTAAAATGTCACATGAGGAAATTGTAGAAGAACTGGAAGCACTTAAAAAAGTCAGAGAAATTTCTTATACAATTAGTGTTGATAAAATTCTTAATACTGAGATTAATTTGGAATGCTTAAAAAAATCTAATCTCACTATTGGACCAAATGGAGCACTTTACCACAGAGTAAAGGGATTTCTTCCAGAATTGATGGATAAAATTTACCAGGACCGCATCATCTACAAAAAGAAGATGCTTGCTGCCAAGCAGGAATATGAAAAGAAAAAGACCAAACAACTAGAAAAAGAGATTGCTCGTTGTAACAATATTCAGATGGCACGGAAGATTCAACTTAATTCTGCCTACGGTGCTTGTGGAAATCAATATTTCAGATACTATAAGCTAGAAAATGCTGAGGCAATCACACTTTCAGGGCAGGTTGCGATTCGGTGGATTGAAAATAAACTCAATCAATACTTGAATAATATCCTAAAAACACAAGAGGTTGATTATGTTATTGCTTCAGATACTGATTCTGTCTATCTCAATATGGGTCCTTTGGTTGAATGTATATACAAAGGAAGAGAGAAAACTACTGAGGGCATTGTTTCGTTCCTTGATAAGGTCTGTAAGGTGGAACTTGAAAAGTATATTGAAGGTTGCTACCAAGAATTGGCAGACTATGTGAATGCTTATGCACAGAAGATGCAAATGAAACGAGAGAACATTGCTGATCGTGGAATTTGGACTGCCAAGAAACGATACATTCTCAATGTTTGGGATAGTGAGGGTGTTCGTTACGAAGAACCCAAACTAAAAATGATGGGCATTGAGGCAGTCAAATCGTCTACACCAGCACCTTGTCGTCAAATGATTAAAGATGGATTGAAAATCATTATGACAAAAACTGAGGATGATTTGATTGAATATATTGATACCTCAAGAGAAAAGTTTAATAATCTTTCCGTTGAGGAAATTTCTTTTCCTAGAACTGTTAATGATGTAGTAAAACATAAAGCACATTCTACAATTTATGGAAAGGGAACACCAATTCACGTCAGAGGTGCTCTTCTTTATAACCATATAATCAAAGAAAAAAAACTTGATAAAAAGTATGCAATTATTCAGAATGGTGAAAAGATAAAATTTTGTTATCTTAAACTTCCAAATCCAATTCGTGAAAATGTTATATCCTATATTCAAGAGTTCCCAAAAGAATTGACACTAGACAAATACATTGACTATGATTTACAATTCAATAAAGCATTTTTAGAACCAATGAAAGTTATTCTTGATGCCATTGGTTGGAAAGTTGAAAAAACTATAAGTTTAGAATCATTTTTTGCCTAATTTATAAATACTTGAAAAGTAATCAATAAAGATGAAAACTTTTAGGGAATTTATTACAGAGTGTGAGTTGCTTGAAGGAATTCAACCACTTCCAAGAGAATAAATGTTGGGGAAGATAGTAAAGAAGTCTGGTGCGGCACATTCTGCTAATGTTTTTAGAAAAGATTATAATAAAAGAGGAATAAAGTCGCATAAAGGGTATCGTGCGGTTACTCAAAATATTTGACGGCACCAAAATTTTGTAGTATAATCTTTTGTAGAATGGTGGATAGAATGACTGACTCTGGATTAAGTTTTTTAAAAGACATTGTAAAAGAAATTGGTGGTGAGTACACACAACTTGCTGCTGATATTGATGAGACAGAAACTTATGTTGACACAGGTTCGTACATTTTTAATGCACTGGTTTCGGGTAGCATATTTGGTGGTGTATCTGGCAATAAGATTACTACTATTGCTGGAGAGTCTTCTACTGGAAAGACTTTTTTCTCTCTCGCTGTTGTTAAGAATTTCCTTGATAACAATCCCGATGGTTATTGCCTCTATTTTGATACTGAAGCTGCCGTAACTAAATCCCTTCTTCGGAGTCGGGGTCTTGATATTAATAGAGTTGTTGTGGTTAATGTTGTAACTATAGAAGAGTTTCGTTCTAAGGCACTCAAGGCAGTTGATTTGTATCTAAAGAAAAAAGAAGCAGAACGAAAACCCTGTATGTTTGTTCTTGATTCTTTAGGAATGCTTTCAACGGAAAAAGAAATTCAAGATGCCTTAGACGATAAACAGGTTCGTGATATGACAAAATCCCAATTAGTAAAGGGTGCATTCAGAATGCTAACTCTTAAGTTGGGACAAGCAAAAATTCCTATGATTGTTACTAATCACACTTATGATGTTGTTGGTTGTGCTCTCAAAGGAACCAAAGTCAAAACACCCAATGGTGATGTTGATATTTCAGAAATTGAAGTTGGAAACTATGTTAATACTATGGTTGGTCCAAAAAAAGTTACTAACACGTATGAATATGAGTTTGAAGAATATTATCAAGTTGAACTTGAAAATGGATCAATTTATAATTTAACTGGAGAGCATAAGTTAATGGTGCAAGATGGAGAATGGAAAAAAGTCTCCGAATTAACAGAAAAAGATGTCGTTATCAATATTGGATATTAAAATTCCTCTCAATTTGGAGTAGTTTATATTTGTTTTTTTGGATGCTTCTCTAATTGAATTGTAAATTATTCCATTTACCGATACTTTTTTAGATCTTGGATCTGCTAAAGTTTTTTTAAGTTTATAGTCTTCCGATGTTACCGACTCTTTCCATTTTTTGGAATTTTTTCTACCTTCTGCCAATAATTTAGACATATTATTTTCATAATATTTTTTTCTAGCACTATCAGAATCCACAATTACCTTTTTTCTACCTTCTTTATATGCTAATTTTAACGAATTTGATCTTTTTAATTTAGATTCTTCTGATTGGACTTTCCCAGTTAAACTATTTGATATGTTATTTTTCCATTGTTTAACTTTATTTTCTTGTGATAAAAATTTTTCAAACCCAGATTTTGCTAGTATAATTCTTTCTTCTTCTGAAAGTTTTCTTCCCGATAAACATTCCCAAGCAATCTTATCTTCTATAAATCCAAATTTTTTCCAAAGATCAAAATGTGCTTGTGCGTGCTCTTTTATGGATAATTCTATTAAATTGTCTGGATCATCGGAACCACCCATATGTTTCGGTATGATATGATGTATATGCTTCATTCTATTACCTAATAGGTATGATTATAAATATTTATATAAAAAGGAGATTTTAAATGACCATTGGTATTAAGATTAAGAGAATTGAAAAAATTGAAAAAAAGAACACAAAAGTTTATGATATTGAAGTGGAAGATGCACATCACTATATTTTCGGAGACGGAACACTATCCCATAATTCATATGTTCCTATGAAAGAGATGAGTGGTGGTTCAGGTCTCAAATATGCTGCATCTACAATCATCTATTTGTCTAAGAAAAAAGAAAAAGATGGAACTGAAGTTGTTGGAAATATTATTAAGGCAACCACACACAAATCAAGATTAAGTAAAGAAAATAAAACAGTAGAAATTCGTCTTTACTATGATGAAAGGGGATTGGACAAGTATTATGGTCTTCTTGACCTTGCTGAAAAATATGAAATATTTAAAAAAGTGGGAACAAGATATGACATCGGTGATGGGACAACTCAGTTTGGAAAAACTATAAATGAAAATCCAGAAAAATATTTTACCCCACAGATTATGCAAGCAATTGATGAAGCAGCCAAAAGTGAATTCACTTATGGGTGATGGAGAATATTAGAGTTATAAAAACAGGAATTGATGTATCTAAAATTTTAGAACAATTAAGACAATATCCAGAAGACTGGGGTTCTCAAAAGAACATTAAAGATAAAAAAATTGAGCAACTTGACCCAACAAAATATGCAATTACAGTTGATATTCTCCAATTGATAATGGGTGGAATTGAAAAGCAGGGGCAATATGTTGGTGATACTGAAATTTGCATACAAACACCAGCATATGAAAAACACACAGAGGTTCTTAAATTCTTAAAAACATATTTTAAGAAAATACGTCGGTGTGCTTTTCTTGCTTTACCAGTTGGTGAAATTGTTGGAACACATATTGATGAGGGAAGTTATTACCTTACAAAAGATAGATACCATCTTTCCATTCAGGGAAAATACAGGTATAATGTAGGGGATGAAACTATGATTGTGGAACCTGGAACTTTTTTCTGGTTTAATAATAAACTTCCCCATAGTGCCGAAAACATTGGTGATGAAGTTAGAATCACTTTTGTATTTGATATTCCCCATCATAAAAAAAATCCATAGTTAGAGGAGTAATGGAAAAAGTTGAAACTACGATTCTTAGAAATCTCTTATTTAATAATGATTATTGTAGGAAGGTATTACCTTTCATAAAAAATGAATACTTTGAGAATCTTCACGAGAAAGTAGTTTTTGAGGAGATTTGTAAATTTATTGTTGCTTACGAACAATTGGCAACTAAAGAAGTTCTTTTAATTGAAACAGAAAAAAGAACAGACATTACAGAAGATACTTATAAAACAATTTGCGATTATATTTCCAAACTTGATGATTCACCAGCAGATAATCAATGGTTGATTGACACTACAGAAAAATGGTGTAGAGATAGAGCAATTTATCTTGCTTTAATGGAATCAATTAAAATTGCTGATGGTCAAGATGAAAAAAAATCAAGAGACTCTATTCCTACAATTTTACAAGAAGCACTTGCTGTAGGATTTGATAATAATATTGGACATGATTATCTACAAAACTATGAAGAACGATATGCGTATTATCATAAAAAAGAAAATCGACTTGAGTTTGATTTAGATTTTTTCAATAAAATTACAAACGGAGGAGTTCCCAATAAAACCCTCAATATTTTTCTTGCTGGAACTAATGTTGGGAAAACTTTAGCAATGTGTCATATGGCATCTTCTTTTTTGCTTCAATCTAAAAATGTTCTTTATATTACAATGGAAATGGCAGAAGAAGAGATTGCCAAAAGAATGGATGCTAATATGTTAAATGTTCCTATCAATCAATTGGATGACTTACCAAAATCTATTTTTACAAATAAAGCATCTCAATTAGTTGAAAAAACAAAAGGAACTTTGATCATTAAAGAATATCCAACTGCATCTGCTCATAGTGGGCACTTTAAGGCACTTCTTAATGAGTTGGCACTTAAGAAATCATTTAAACCTGATGTGATTTTTATTGATTATATTAATATTTGTGCATCGTCAAGATTTCGTTCTGGAATGAATATAAACTCTTATACGATCATTAAATCAATTGCAGAAGAACTTCGTGGTCTTGCTGTAGAGTTTGATGTTCCAATTTTCAGTGCGACACAAACTACCCGTAGTGGTTTTAGTTCATCTGATGTTGAAATCACAGATACTTCAGAATGTATATTTGTTGATGAGACTATTGAAATGAGGGATGGTGGCATTAAAAAAATTTCTGAAGTTTCTGTTGGGGATCAAATTAAATCGCAGGATAGTTATAAAACTGTAATGATGGTTCATCACAAAAAAGAAAAGGAATGTGTTAAGGTTATTACTAAAAATGGGAAAACAATTATTGTAAGTAAAGAACACATTTTCCCAACCAATAATGGCAGAAAATCATTTAATTCTGGTTTATCTATTGGGGATTATCTTAATACTAACACATAAATATAAAGTCTATTGTTTTCGGTATATAAATAGTAACCAGATACAATAGACTTAATATACTGTATGAAAAAATATAGCAGTTATACAAATAAATTGGATTGGTTAAAACGGAACAAAAAATTCTCACATTATTTTAATTGTGATTTTTTTAATAAAAATATTGAATATGTTAAAGAATATCTTGATTCCATAGATGAATCTCCAAACAGTTCCCAATTAAGAACTATCGGTTTATTATGTGATCTATCTCTGTTATATGAGAATGAGATACAACAAAAACATGATGAATATAAGTCTGAAAAAAGTGTAAAGAAAAAAATAGAAATTAGATATGGTAAAGATCAACTTAACCTATATGAAAATAAACTAAAAAATAGACCTAAACCAGTGGTAAAGAGTAATTTAACTGTCAAATATTGGTTGGATAAAGGATATACAGAAATAAAAGCAAAAGAAAAAATATCAGAAATACAATCAAATAATTCTAAAAAACGACACGAAAAAACATTCAATTATAAAATACAAAATCCAATCTGTGTTGAGTATTGGAAAAATCTTGGTTTTGATAACATTGCTGAAATTGAAAACTTAAGAAAACCGTATTTAGATAAATGCTCCAATACTTTAAGTAGATATATTAAAAAATATGGTGAAAAGGAGGGTAAAAAAATATTTTATAATGGGGTTAATAAAAGAATAAAGTCTATGGTTGAAAGGTATGGAACTAAAACAGTCACTACATATGTTTCTAAAGAATCATTAAAATTTTTGATAAAAATATATAAAGTAATAAGAAAAAATGGAATAAAAAAGGATGATGTAGTTTGGGGAATTTCTGGAAACAAAGAATTTGCTTTGACTGATTCTGAACTTGGGCAAAGTTATTTTTATGATTTTGTGATTAAGAGTAAAAAAATAATTATAGAATATAATAATTTGTTTTGGCATCCAAGAAAAAAGGAAGAATGGAAAGGTATTGGTGATTATAATAAAGTATTGGAGTATCAAAAGTCAAAAGAAAACCTTGCCATTTCTCGTGGATATGTGGTATATTATGTTTGGAATGACGATGACTTTCCGGAAAAGGTGAAGTATTTAAGTGGAGTGGTGTTGAATGACTGATCTTGAGGAAAAATGTTTATACAAGGCAGATAAATTAATTCGATCTGGTTTTAGTAATTTAGACTTATTTGAATTGTCCGATTTACTAATTAAGTTAGAAACTGAAAAAAACGAAAAAAATCTTTTATCTGATAAAAATATTGATTATAATGATGAAATTGTAATGATAGAAGAATGTGGAATAAAAGAAACTATGGATCTAAGTGTTTCTGGAGATAATTTATTTTATTGTAACGGAATTCTAACAAAAAATAGTTTTGGACTTCCCGCGACTGCCGATTTTCTTGTTGCATTAATAAGCACAGAAGAATTGGAACAACTTGGGCAGATTATGGTAAAACAATTGAAAAATCGATATGGTGATAAGTCCATTTATAAAAGATTTGTGGTTGGGATTGATAGAGCAAAAATGCGTTTATTTGATGTAGAGCAAAGTGCTCAAAAAGACATACTTGACTCTGGACAAGAGGAAGAGTATAATTATGAAGAAAAGAAACCTAAAAAGTCGTTTGAGGGATTTAAATTTTAATGGAAACTGCTAAACACGTTAATTTTGATAAGTATGCTGAGTTTGTGGATGCTGTAACTTCTGATGCATCTAAAGACTTTCTTGCTTTGTCTGACCGACTGGTTGCTCTTGATGAGAAAGGTGCTAATATTGAACGACTTCTGACTGGAGCAGTAGGTGCTGCAGCAGAAAGTGGAGAATTGCTTGAAGTTGTAAAAAAACTTGTCTTTCAGGGGAAAAGTTGGAATGAAGATACCAAGTTTCATATTCAAAGAGAATTGGGAGACCTGATGTGGTATGTTGCCCAAATTTGTATTGCTCTTGATACTCCTCTTGATGAGA